ATCTCACCATAACACGTATCTCTGTATCTACCTACGCCACAATCCCTAACAAGTTACAGCAGGCTAGACCAATCCAAGTATGGGTAAACCGTCAGTCTGGTGCAACATATGCGGGTACAGCCTCTACGAGCCCTCCTGCAGGCGTTAATGCACCCAAGGTAGTAGTATGGCCTACCCCAGACCAAGGAACGTCTCAAGACCCGTATTACACGTTTGTGTACTGGCGCATGCGCCGTATTCATGATGCTGGTGATGGTTCTAATACTATGGACATCCCGTTCCGTTTCTTGCCTTGTTTGGTAGCTGGGCTGGCGTATTACATGGCGTTAAAGATTCCCGGCGCAGATGCGCGCCTACCGATACTAAAACAGCAGTACGACGAGACTTGGTCAAACGCAGCGGCAGAAGACGTAGATAAGTCGGCTATTCGGTTTGTACCACGTCGTATGTACATTACCTAGGGGTAGGCTGTGTCTAATCAGTTTGCTTCAGGTAAACGGGCAATATCGCAGTGTGATCGCTGCGGGTTTCGGTTTAAATTAAAGGTCTTAAAGACAGAGATTATTAAGACCAAGAAGTACAATCTGATGGTTTGCCCTACTTGTTGGGACCCAGACCATCCGCAGTTGCAGTTAGGTATGTACCCCGTTGAAGATCCGCAAGCATTGCGCAATCCAAGACCGGACAATACATATTATCAAGCTGGTTATACCGGCTTGCAGTTGAATCAAAATGCAGGAAACACCGGGACTGGCTTTGGTGATCCTACAGGCGGTAGTAGGGTGTTTCAGTGGGGCTGGGCTCCAGTTGGTGGGGCTAGCAGTTTTACTAACGTTTTAACGCCAAATTACTTGATTGCAGTAGGACAAGTGGGTACAGTTACGGTAACAACAACATAGGAGAAAGACATGTTTAAAAAAGGCGCAGATGGTGTTACTAAAAAAGGTAAGACTAAAGGTACAAATCTAGGTGATTCAGGTCCAAGCGTTGGCATCCAAAAAGGTGGCAAAGGCGGTATGGGCGGTAAAACCAACGAACAGATGATGAAACTGGGTCGTAATATGGCTAAAGTAGCTAACCAAGGAATGATGCGCAAAAGCGCAGGAAGAGGTCGATAATGGCTAAGTACAGCATGAAACGTGATGGTAAAGAGGTTGGTCCAGCAGCTGTATACGCTGAGCCACACACTATGGACGGTAAAAAAGTAACTGTTGCTGGCGCTATTAAAGATACAACAGGCGCTAAGGCTATGGATGAAATGAATATTTCCGTAGGCAATATCAGCAAAAGCGTTGGTAAAGGCGTTAAAACAGACGGTGTTGAAACCCGTGGTAATGGAGCCGCTACTAAAGGGCGTATGGCTCGCGGGCCAATGTGCTAGTAGGCTAAACCCAAATGAACTACGTTCAACTTTACCAAGCAATACAAGACTATTCTGAGAATACGGAATCGCTCTTTGTAAACAACATACCGACTTTTGTTAAAGAAGCCGAAGAGCGCATCTATAACTCAGTTCAACTCCCACCGCTACGTAGGAACGTAACAGGCACCTTTAGTTCCGGTAATAAGTATTTGTCTTTGCCAGATGATTATTTAGCTACGTATTCAATGGCGGTTATTGATGGAGATGGCGCTTACAGCTACTTGCTTAACAAAGATGTTAACTTTATTCGTGAAGCCTATCCAACGCCTACATCTACTGGGCTACCTAAGTATTACGCTTTGTTTGGTTCTCAGTACACTAATACTAATGAATTGTCGCTTATTGTAGGGCCAACACCTAGTAGTAACTATAACGTAGAGATGCACTATTTCTATTACCCCGTGTCTATTGTTCAAGGTGTTATTTCGGTTTTTGGCGCTGTTACGGGGGGTTCTTTGTACACCAACGGCAACTACAATAACGTACCTTTAACGGGCGGGTCAGGTTCTGGAGCTGTTGCAAACATAACAGTTTCTGGACAAACAATAACTTCCGTTGAGCTGTGTCATGGCGGTTCGTTTTATACGGTTGGGGATGCACTATCGTGCTCTAACACATACATAGGCGGTTCTGGCTCTGGTTTTTCTGTAGCCGTAAGTGTGGCTGATAACTCTGAAGGCACTAGCTGGCTTGGCGATAACTACGACCCAGTGCTACTTTATGGGTCTATGCGGGAAGCAATACTCTTTATGAAGGGCGAGGCTGATTTGGTTAAGTACTACGAGGAAAAATACCAAGAAGCCCTCATGCAGCTTAATCGTCTTGGTACTGGTCTGGAGCGTGGTGATGCGTACCGTGATGGGCAAGCTAAGATTAAGGTTAACCCATAATGGCTATTCAACAAGGGCAGTGCACGATATTTAAAAAGAACTGTTTAAGTGCTTTAGAGAACTTTGCAGTTGGCACCCCTTACACCTATAAAATTGCGCTATATACGTCGTTTGCGGATATTGGTCCAAACACTACGGCTTACAGCGCAACTAACGAAATTACCGGTACCGGGTATACAGCTACAGGTAAAGTGTTGACTGTTATTCCACCTGCGTCTGACAACCTAACCCAAACAGCCTATTTGTCTTTTGCCCCTGCAGTTTGGACTCCTGCGTCCTTTACTACAGCAGGGGCTTTAATCTACAATAGCACTACTGGTTCTGCTGTTGCAGTATTAAGTTTTGGGTCAGATAAAACTGCTACAAACACATTTACAATAACTTTTCCTACGAATAACTCTACAAACGCAATTATTCGTTTTACTAACTAAGGAGCAATTATGAGCAATGAATTATCAAATTTTGGTGACAGCGCAAGCGCATCAATAACCCGTGGCGCAGCCCATGATGAAACTTTGGGTATTCAAGGTTTTTATGAAGTTAAATGCTACGATGCAGATGGCAACTTAAAATGGGAAGACACTGTTAAAAATGTGGTTACTTCCATTGGTAAACAGTCTTTATTTGACTTTTACTTTGGTGCTACAGGTACAGCTGGTGGTACAGCTTCTGGCGTTAACTATTTAGGTCTTGTAGGTTATACGGGTACAACTGTAACCGCTGGTGCTTTTGTAACAGGCGCAACATACCAAATTCTTACTGTTGGTACTACTTCATTTACATCAATTGGCGCATCTGCAAATACTGTGGGTATTGTGTTTGTTGCTACAGGCGTTGGTTCAGGTACAGGTACAGCTAACTTAATTGGTACTTTCCTTGCCGCTGATACAATGGCTACACACGCTGGTTGGGTTGAAGTTGGTTTGGCTAATGCTCCTACATATACTGGTAATCGCCAATCAATTACTTGGACAGCTGCAACTTCTTCAGGTACTTCACCATCTAACGTAACATCTAAGACAGGTACAGCAGTTACGTTTGCAATGACTTCTTCTGGAAGCGTTGGCGGTTGTTTTATTAACGGTGGCGCAACTGGTACTGCTACTAAAGATACAACTACAGGTGTTTTGTATTCTGTTGGTGCATTTACTGGCGGTTTTAAAACTGTAACAAGCGGAGACTCTTTGGCTGTTACTTACACAACCACAGCCACTAGTTAATAGGAGCCTAACATGGCTCTTGTCCTAGCAGATAGAGTACAAGAAACCGGAACAGCCAATACAACCGTAAGTTTTACTTTAAGCGGCTCTGTAACTGGCTTCCAGTCTTTTGCTGTTATTGGTAATACAAACACAACTTACTACTCAGCTACCGATGTTTCTGGAAACTGGGAAACGGGTCTTGGCACGTATTCAACTACGGGGCCAACTTTAACTCGTACAACAATTTTATCATCTAGTAACTCTGGTTCTGCAGTTACATTTAGCGGCACGGTTAACGTGTTTGTTACTTACCCTTCTGGGTCTGCAGTATGGTCTAGCAATAACCCGGGAACTGCTGGAAATGTACTTTTATCAAACGGTACTGGCGTTGCTCCTTCTTGGGCAGCGCCTTCAGTTCCTTCGGGTTCAGTTATACTGTTTTACCAAGCCGCCGCACCGACTGGATGGACACAAGTAACCACTGAGAACAACAAAGCATTAAGAGTGGTATCGGGTACAGGCGCTGGAACAGGTGGTTCAGTTGCGTTTACTACAGCTTTTGCAAGTCAAGCAGTTAGTGGCTCAGTAGGCACAAGCGGTGCAACAACACTTTCTACCTCAGAAATACCTAGTCATACTCATCCATCACCATATAGCGTTACAACTGGTGGATGTTTTGTTGCTTATGGCTTTGACACTATTTCCGTTGGACCATCAGGAATTGGTAGTACACCAAACCCAACAGGCTCAACAGGTGGTGGCGGTTCGCACACTCACGGAGGTGGTACATTTACAGGCACAGCAATTAATCTAGCCGTGCAATACATTGACATTATTCTTTGTTCTAAAAACTAATGAAAATAGAATCTAAAGCTAACTGCCCACTTGACGGATTTAAACCTTGCAGACAATTAGAGTGTGCGTGGTTTATGAAGATTGCTGGAACTAATCCTAATACTGGTAAAGAGGTTGAGGAATGGGGTTGCTCTATGGCGTGGTTGCCAATGTTAATGATTGAGAACAGCCAACAACAACGAGGCACAAGTGCGGCAGTTGAGTCATTTCGCAACGAAATGGTGAAGTCCAACGAAGTAGGACAGCGTGTATTACTGGCAGCGGCAGGTGTAGCACCTCAAACACAAAATATGATTTTGGAGAACTAAATGAAACTTACAATTATTCCTAGTGATAACACTGTTTATGTAGATGGTGTAGTAAAAGCGTATGCACCTTTACCATTAGATTTAACTCAATGCAACATTCCATCAGATGTTCATGCTTTGCAATGGAAAGATACCGCTGGATGGATTGAATTTGAAAATAATCCTGACGGATCAAAGCCGCCAAACGAACCCATTACAGTTTTACCTGCATGGGCTAATTTGTGTGTAGATGTTTGGAACGCATGGACACCGTATGTACCGCCACCGCCACCTAGTTCCGAGCAACCACAAACAACTGGAACACAAACTGCATGATAGCCGCAGCCCCTAAACATAGTTTTACTTACGATGGTGCACAGTTAAATGTGTTTCACGTAAATAAAGGCGAAGGTTTGCCCAGCCATGGTCATTCTTATTCACACGCAACTATGTGTAATGCAGGGTCGTGTTTAGTAAGTCTTGAAGGGCGTAGTTACACAATTACTAAAGATAGTCAGCCTTTAAATTTACCTGCTGGTGAATGGCATGAAATTGAAGCATTAGAAGACAACACTGTTTTTGTAAACGTATTTGCAGAAGGTAAAAATTAATGTTTGGATACGCAGCTTTTGCTCAGGCGCCTTTTTCTACATTGCCTGTTACAGGAGAAACGTATACGGTTAATATTTTAGAAGCATTTACTGCAGAGGATTTTTTCAGCGCTTTACGTATCCATAACGCAGATGCTACAGAAATTATTAGCTCAATAACAGACTTAGAAGCGGTAATTGCTGCGTTTAGTTCATCTATTTCTGAAAGTTTAACAGCGGCAGATAGTGCTGCGGCATCCATTGCTTTTTACGGAGAAGTGGCAGAATCCATAACCTTAAACGACTCAAACACTACCATTCTAGTATACAACGTTAGCGCAGCCGAACAAATTAACGTTGCAGACGTTACACAGTGCTTTGGGTGGGGTACTATAGATAATTCTGAATCCACCGTTTGGACATTAATAGATAACCGACAATAGGGGGATACATGACCACATGCGCAGTAATTAACTCAGATAACGTAGTAGTAAACCTTATTGTCGCCGAGCCGACAGATACACCACCAGCGGGTTGTACGCTAGTAGAAGTCCCATTTTGCGACATTGGGTATACATGGGACGGAACTAATTTTATTCCACCCGTAGGTGAGTAATGGCCACTAGATACTGGAGAGCTGGCACAGGAACTTGGACCAGCGCAAGCACAGCCAACTGGTCTGCTACATCTGGCGGTGCCGGCGGTGCGTCTGCTCCTACGCTTGCTGACGACGTTATTTTTGACGCAGGCTCTAACACCGGGACAGGCGCATTTACTGTAACCATTTCAACTGGTGCGGTATGTAGAGATATAAGTTTTGGCGGCGCCGGTGGCGCGCTTGATGGCGTGATGACCTTAGCCGGCTCTTCGGCGTGGTCTATATATGGCAGTATGACCTTAGTTTCCGCAAACTTAACGGTCACCTACAGCGGAACCATAACGTGGGCCGCAACAACGACAGGCAAGACAATTACCACCGCAGGAAAATCATTTAGCATTTTTCAGTTTAACGGTGTGGGTGGTGGTTGGACGTTACAAGACGCTCTTACCTTATCAGGAAGCAATGGATTTAATTTACTAGCAGGTGCTGTAGACACAAATAACCAAACAGTTACGTCAAGTGGTGGTAACAATAATTTTACTACATCTGGATCCTCTGTAAGGTCATTAACGCTTGGAACCACAACATTTACTGGTAGCGGTATTATTAATGCGTGGAACGTACAGACAACAACCAACTTTACGCTTAGTGCCGCATCGTCTACTATTACTTTAACTGGTTCATCAAATCCATTTAATGGCGGCGGTTTAACGTACAACATAATAAATTTAAATGGTAGTTCGAGTGCCACCATTAACGGTGCGAACACAATTACCACATTAAATATTAATGGAACCAGTTTAACTTCAGTTACAATTAATGCCGCAAATATAATTACCACATTAAATTTTACAGCAAGTACCGGCACAGGTATTTGTACGTTTGGTTTAGGGGCAAACCAAACTTTTACTACTGTAAACCTTTCCACGGCAAGTGTAATAAAAAGAATTTTTTTACGGAGCACAGCATACGGCACCACAAGAACAATTACTTCTACTACTAGAAGTATATCAAATGCAGACTTTAGGGATATTACTTTTGCTGGTTCGGCTTTAACAGGAACAAG